AGTTTAACTGGAATAACCAGAAATATTGATAATACTATTTCTGGAAGTTATGGATTAGAATTCCCAGTATTTAAATATGAATTAAACGGAATATCTTTAAGAAGAATCAATAAAACTCATAATTTCTCTGATACTGATTTAATAACTTATCCAACAGATCTTGATTACTATTATGTTAAAGTTGGAATGAGTAGTAGAGGTCTCGATAGAACGCCAGGGAATGGTCTTGGATATCCTTCTCTATACTTTAATGATGATAAGTCATGTGGATCTTATGATACGGTTCCATTAATGGGATCTCCAAAAGGACCTAAGGCTACTCAAAATATACCTTTTAATGTTATTAGACCTAATTTCCAAACATTATTACCACAAAAAACATCAATATCAGCAAAGGCAAGAACTTTTAGTGGATCTTCTCCAGATAGCAATTTGACCGCATTTTTAGATCAAGGATTTGTTGATATATCTCTAAATTCAAATAATGAATTTGGGTCTCCTAGAATTATTTCTTCTCATATTAATGAGGAAACATATCTTTCAAGTTTCCCCGGCAAAAAATCTTTTACAATGGAATTAACATTAAGTAGTGAAGATGAAAAAGTTTCTCCGATGATTGATTTAGATAGAGTAAATCTGATTACAATTTCTAACAGAATTAACTCCAAAATTACAGATTATGCTGAAGATTCAAGAGTCAACTCTTTAACTGATGATCCAACAGCTGCAACTTATTTAAGTAACATTGTTACTTTGGATAAGGTTGCTGACAACCTAAAAGTATTTTTTGATGCTTTTAGACATTCTACAAATGATATTCGAGTATGTTACAGAATTTTTAGATCCGATGCTCCTACGACATCTCAACTTTGGCAGTTATTCCCTGGATATGATAATTTGGATTCAAATTCACAAGTTGTTAATGCATCTAAAAATAATGGAAGACCTGATAAAAATGTGGCTAGTTCAACATTGGAAGATGATTTCAAATCATATGAATTCACTGCGTCTAATTTACCACAATTTAATGGATTTCAAATAAAGATTTTGATGTCTGGTACAAATTCAGCATTTGTTCCAAAGATTAGAGATTTTAGAGTTATCGCAACTATTTAAAATTATGTTAATACCAGTAGAAGGAAATAGGGGTTTATTTAGAGATGGAAATACTAGTGCTATTTTGAATTGTTCTGATTCTGATTATCAAAAATATTTGGAAGTGAAAAATACAAAAATAAAAGAAGTTGCTCAGATGAATGAAATGACTGAAAAAATTAATGAAATTGATCAATTAAAATCTGATGTTAGTGAAATGAAAGATATGATGAAATTAATTCTTTCTAAATTAGACTCCAACTCATAAATACTTAAAAACGGGTTCCAATAATGGCGGCAAGGAATGTAAACTTAGTTCTTGAACAAGGGGTTGACTTTCAAGCCACCTTTACAATCAGGAATACTAATAATGCACCGTTAAATTTAACTGGATACACGGGGATTTCTTCAATTAGAAAACACCCAACATCTTCTAGTGCATATCCATTAACTTTAACATTTGTAGATAGATTAAATGGAAAGATTGCTGTTTCTATGGGGTATACTGCAACCGACTCCATTGAAGGTGGTAGGTATGTTTATGATGTTATTCTTATTTCTCCTAATTCTTATAGATCCAGAGCTGTTCAAGGAAATGTTTTGGTAACTCCAGGAGTATCATAATGACGGATTACTTAGTAACATTAAACGAACCTGGTCCTTATAGAATAGGTGTTGATTATGAGATTCCCACCAAATCTATTCAATATGGAAATATAATCCTTGATAATATTAACTCACAATTTACTGGAGTTGCTCATACTTTTGGATTGAATGCAAGTGGAAATTCTTATGTTCCTATTAACGATCAACAGTTAATTGTTGTCAAGAACAATCTGGTAATGGAACCAATTGAGGACTATACAACCTCAACAAATAATATTATTTTTACAGTTGCACCCAATCTAGGGGATGATGTTTTTATAATTGCTCTTGCAACAACAGCAGATTTAACTAGAACTATTAATTATGTAATTGATAGCGGATCTATCGCAATGCTTGCTGGGAATAAAGGTTCGGTAACTTTAGATGTAAGTGGAGTAATAGAATCTTTGGTAATTCTTGCAGATCAACAAGGAGATTTGACTTTAGACATTAAAAAGTCAAATTATATCAATTTCCCAACTTTTACATCAATAGTAGGTGGAGTTTACCCACAAATGACAAATTCTAGAAAAATTCGTGATGATAACCTAAATAATTGGGATACGACTATTGTTGCTGGTGATATATTGACATTTGATGTCATCGCAGTCAATAATATGAATCGATTTCTAATCTCTTTAAAATTAAAATTATAAATAAAGATAGTTATCAAAAGTTACCAAGTTGTACGGAGTTGTTTAAATGGCACTATTAGTTCCCAATATTGGAGAAATTGAATCACTAAGGTATTTGATTGCTCAGAATAATCATACCGCATCTTTGGCTGATCAATCTCCCAGAAACCTTGTTCTCAAACTCTTCACTAGTAACACGACTCCAGCGGAATCGGATGTTCCTTCACCAACCGCTTATTTTGAACCATATGGAGTTGGTAATACTAATGCTTATGGATATGCACCATCAACTGGTTATCCATATTGTGTAAATAATAGATCGGATCAAGCTTATACATCACAAACAGGTATTCTTCTAAACGGATCTCGTTGGAGAATTAACAATGTAGGTTCTGGAACTACTGCTACTTATCCAGAACAGACATTTACATTTACTGGAGACGCTGGTGATGTTTATGGTTATTATGTAACCCGTGCAAATAACATGCCTGTTTCAGTTCAAGGTGTTAGACACTTTGCAACTGTAGGTGTTGGAACCACAGTATCTAAAGGAGATAACACTGATCCAGTTATCGGAGTTGTTGGAAACCAATACATCACAATTGATCCAGATCAAAGTGTTGATGACTTAACTCTAGGAATGATTGTTGGCGGTAATGCTGGTGTCCAAACAGGAACTCAAGTCATTGGTATTGATAGAGCTCTAAAAGTTGTATACTTGGATAAAGCCCTTATCGATAACATTCAGGTTGCTACAGATCCAAGTGTTACCTTTAGTTTTGGTAAGATTAGTGCAGTAGGTCACCAATTAGTTGCTGGTGATGTTCTATATGTTGCATCAGGCACAGGTAATACTACTACTGCTTCTGGAACTTACACAGTATTCAGTGTTCCAAATGCAAATGAGTTCTACACTACTCCATCACTTTCTCCAACAATGAATGCAACTGTTGGACTTAATACTGCAACTCTTTATAGTTCAATCATGTATGCTGAAAGATTCACAAATGGTCCTTACAGCATTCAGAATAATGGAGACCAAATTAAGATTACCCTTAATGTTGCTCTTGACTGATTCATAAATAAATATGTAATTGAGATTTTGGGGATTGTAATGAACACAGTCCCCTTTTTTATTAGAAGATCTTTTATTGTTGTGATAGGATGAATATTTACGAGTATAATTCATCTACTATTAATGAATATTCTCAAGAAGATTTTGGTCTTTTATCAAATTCTTCTTGGGAAACGGATGATTGTGGAAACTTATACCAGGAGGTTGAATTCTGTACCGATTTGTACATGATAAATTGTACAGAAACTTTAGTGCCTTTTGGAAAATTAAAAATATTTAATAAAACAACTGAGTATCATAAAAAATCTTCAATATTTGAAAAATATTTTGATCTTAATTTCAAATCAATTATTTTTAGTGGTATAATTATTCGTTGGATTGGATTTAGTATCATTTTTCAACTTTCCAATGATTTGCAAAGAAAAGTAATACCAGATGTATCTGGGGGAGGTTATAAATGACATCCCCAGTAAATATCGGTCAACCAAATCCAGAAATATGGAGTGGAGGTGTTGAAGGAGGCCCACTTATCATTAGTTCTGGATCTGACTATTCAGAAAAAAAATTATATAACTACGATTTAAATGTATTTCCTGGATCTTCAACAGGAGTAATATCATTTTCTAATATTTCTGCAAATTATTTAATAAAGAATTATAAAAATAGTCTTTATATTTCTTTATCTAATAGTGGGACGGAAGGAGTAACATATGTTCCGACTATTAATGAT